TAACAGCACAGTCAACAGCACAGACCCCCCCCGCCCAACGCGAATGATTCTCATTAGCAAACGCTAACGATTCTCATTTGCAGGTGGGAATGATTCTCATTAGCAAACAAGAATGATTCTCAATAAGCAGGTGCGAGAGTCTGGGCTGGACCATTCAGGGCGTGAATGTAAACCCTGTTAACATCATTGGTCTGCATAGTTGCCACATCTGGCGATACTATTCAGCATATGAATCTGCATCGTGTTACCCATAGGCAGCATGAATGTGTTACCTCAGTGTTACCGGTAACAGTAACGTAACATAAAATGTGTTACCGAGTGTTACGTTGCACCAAATTAGTGCATGTTTTAGGTAACATCTCAGGGGATGGCACGTCTAAGCTATTGATTTATAAAGACTTTTTATCGGTGGCACGGATAATGCAGTATATTTAGTAAGGCTGAAGAACAGTCTACCCATGCACCAAAATGGTGCGTTAAAGCTAACATGTTAGAAAGGATAAACGACATGACAAACACAACAGTAACAGCAAGACAGATCATCAACGCGGCAAGCGGCGCGGTTAACCTAGCGGAGTACATTAAAAGCGAATTGCCTACGCTGAACCTTCAAACAATGGCCGGAGCGGATGCACTGAGAGACGCCATCGAACAGCTATCAGCGAAGCGAAAGGACGAACTCGCACGTAACAAGGCAATCGATGAAGCGAATAGTGATCAGCCTAAGTCTGATAAGTACAAAAAGACTCTGGACACTATCCGAACCACGTTAAACCGTGAATCAAAGCGTGAACCTGAAAAAGGCGGTATCGGGATAAAGGTTACATTTAAGGTTAAAGACGGTATTTGTACTTTCGAGATCAAAGAGGAGTCAGAAGAGGGAGAAGAGAAGCGCGACATTATCACCACAATAGCCCGAACATTAGACTCTAACCCCGACATCCCTGACCATGTGCTGGAAATGATCGCAGAAGAGTTACGAAAATACTCAGCCTAAACCCGTCCAACCCGTAGCAAATCTTGTGCGCCTCTCTATGGGGCGCTTGTTTGCTTGTGCGTATTCGTTCGAGTATTCACAACCAAGCAACCCAAAAAGCTAACATGTTAGAAATCTAAAAAGCTAACATGTTAGAAATCAACCGGAGGCAGTATGTTTGAACAATGGCAACCTTGGTGGGACGTTGTCCTGCTCTTATCAGTCACCGGAGTGTTTTCTCTGGTGTACGCTCTCACTAACGAAGGGGAATGAACGATGATTAAGAAAATCAACTACGGTCTGCATGAGACCATTGAAGGCAGTCACCGAACACTGTCAGACGCGGTCACCATGTACGCGATCTACTATAGCGACTGGTCGGAGATTCTAGAGGAGTTGTCGCAGTACTACGCAAGCGACGAGTGGAAGGACAGCTTTGATCAGTACAGCGACACGCACAGAAAACTTATCGAACGTCGCAACTTTATCATCAGCCAGATCCAAGAGATCGGTAAAGAACTGCGATCGTTAGGTTTAGACGTGGATCTATGCGAGTGGGCAAAACGTGAAGATATGTTTGACAATTACAAAGGAGAGTAAAAAATGGATATACATTGCAGGCATTGCGGCGAACCGTGGGATCACGACGAACTGCACGAAATGGAAAGTTGGACAGGCGACGACATGTCTTACAAGCAGGCTGTTAAGCGATTTAAAGAGCTAGGCTGCAACGCATTCAAGCCAGATACTGGGCGTTTACGCGAACGCGCTGGGCTGACGACGAAACCTAAGCACTGTACGCTTGCTCCGATATACGACCGCGACATGATGTTTAATATCGCGATGGTGCAAGACATGTCAGACTACCCCGACGAGTGGGAAAGTCCAGAAGACATAGAATTTATGTTGGAAATGGCGACGGAAATGTTCAAAAGCTAACATGTTAGAAATAATATACTTGTAAAAGCTATTGACTTATCAAATGTCAATGCCTAATCTGTAAAAAAGCGAGGGAAAAGCGATGAAAATCACAACTGCACGGAAATGGTACGGCGAAGGTAGCGGCATCGTTATCAAAACCGACGACCATCTGATCGACCTGTACTGGTCAACGCGGTTCATGCTGGGTACGTACTACTGCCCACGCACAGTGGACGGTGACGGTAGGTCATACGTTCTAGCGCTGGGCTGGCTACGCATTGAGATCACCGAAGACGACATCAACTATTGGGAGTACATGTAAGATGAAACTACTTGACACGAGCAAAACACTGGGCAACACCAAAGCTCGAAAGACTAACCGCGACGAGTCCATACGCATGGCGACACTGACAATGCATCCCGACGACGTGGTCTGCGCTGGTGCCAAAGCTGCGGGCTGTATGGATGACTGTTTAGTCGGTGCTGGTTTAGCTGAGGTGTACGAGTCGATCAACAAGGCACGACAGGCTCGCACTGATTACTGGCATGACGATCAGGAAGCGTTCCTCATACAGCTCAATCACGAGCTACGTAACTTCGCCAAGCTATGTGCAAAGCAGAGTGTGCAGGGTGTTGTACGTCTCAACGTCATGAGCGATGTATGCTGGGAAGAGCATATGATCCCGCAGTCGTTCCCTGAGTTGCAGTTCTATGACTACACCAAGAAGGCACGACGTTTCCACGGACAGCGACAGCCTAGTAATTACAAGCTGATGTTCAGCTACAGCGGTAAGCAAACGTATCAGAATCAGGTGCAGAGCTTCCTCAAATCCTACAGCGATGCACCGATGGCAGTCGTGTTCAGGAATAAGAATTTCCCATCGACGTTTATGGGAAGACCTGTGATCAACGGCGACGACTCAGACTGGGTCAACGTCAACAATCGCGGGGTAGTAGTGGGGCTGGTGGCAAAAGGACCAGCGAAGACTAACACCAACGGCTTTGTCGTTGACAACGATGTAATACCAACACTAAACTTTTAAACTTGTATCCAGTAATGAAGGAGAAGTACCATGACACATTTTCAAATCCAACGTAATCCAGCACCATCACCTCTCAACTTTCGTGGACGCGGTAGTCGATGGCGTGACCTATTCGAGTCTATGAAGGCAGGTGAGTGGTTCTCTTTACCGGAGGACGACAAGACCAAGACAGGTGCGGCGGCTCACACGTACCTCAAAGGTCGGTACAGTCTTTACAAGATCGAAGACGGTACGTATTGTTTTGTTAAAATACGGTAACATGTTACCAGAGGAGAATTATCATGCACTTTACAGAGAAACGAGTAGCAGAATATTTCGTTGACACAGTACTCAGCGATCCAGACAAGAGCATCAGTGTGTATGGCGAAGGCGAGGAAGCTGACGTCGAACAATCACGCGAACACTTCACAGTGCTTGACAACATGGGACAGTGTGACTTCGACGACGTGGGTGTGTACAGCGAAGAGAAAGGCAACTACATTGCGTGGTTCCAATTCGTGTACGGTAACGTCACCAACGTCAGCGACCCAATGGAAGTAATCAGCGACTATTCAATGGGCGAATATGCTGATAGTATTTACAACCAAGTAGAGGAGATGACATCATGAGAGCCGATTTACTAACAACACGCGAAAACCTTGTAGCCTTTCGACGCAGCATCAACAGCATGCGACAACAAATCGAATACGACAGGGACTACCATTCAAAGCCTGAGTTGTTCCATGCGCTCGACTCATACCTGAACGACGTGGTTGAACACCTCGATGAGATGGACAGCAAGCTCAAGGAACACGTCTACGCATACGACGTAACTGTAACTGTTACAAAGCGTGTGTATGTACTGTCAGCAGACGAGTGCGATGCAGAGCAAGCTGCGATGGACTATGCAGTGGAGGAACTGTCAGCGCCAACTGACTGGAACGAAGACGAAGTTCAAGTGTTCCGTAATGAAGATGAAGAGACCACTACGGTCTATGATGTGGAGGTGTAAGATGGCTATTCATACATGGTATAACGTACAGAAATGGGACGAGCGTCAGTGTGACTGGGTTGAAAGGAGTGCTGACGGGTCTGACTGGTACAGCACACTAGACAACGCAAAGTATTTTTGTAACAGTTACAAAGCAGACGGTGAACGTGTCCGTGTTATCAGAGAGGAGGTGGTATATGATCCACGGTAGAGAAAGCTGGGAAGTCTGGGCTGATGATTATCAAGACTACTGGGAGGCGAAAGGTAACTACGCTGAGGAGTTTGTTGATGACATCGAGGCTTACAAACAGGAGCGTGACGAGGGAGAGTAAACATGGAGCTGTTTATTGAAGACCCTATTGAAATTCAGTACCTGTTAAATCTGCTCGATTATGACAGGTTATATATACGCGACCGCATGGACGAACACATGAAGGAAAACAGTAACGACCTTGACGAGTACATCGAGATAGATGATATGTTTGTGTCTAACAACGAGCTTACTTACAGACTTGAACGGTTGGCTAAGAAAGCAGGGGTTGACACGCAACAAAATCCATGATAAAATCTATCTGTAAAGTCAACAGTAATGTTAAATTTATTAAGGAAATATTGTAATGACTATCTGTAAAGACGACATCATCAACGAGCTTGTTGAGTACGACTTAGAACACTTGACTGTTGGTGAAATGATCAATATGGTAGGTACTTTCTTAGCCGTAGGTTACGGTGAACTCGAAGAGGAAGATCTTCGCAGACGTTACGCAGACTTAGGAGCCAGCCATGCCATTCACTGAAACACACCAACCATGTCAAGATTGCGGAAGCAGTGACGGTCTTGCATTCAACGACGATGGATCGAGCAAATGTTTTGTTTGCGACACGTTTACGCCAGCACCCAAGGACAACAACATACGGGTATTGGGGGACGTTTCTCTGGAGTCTAAGAAGCCATCGTTCAGTCAGACTGAGCATCGTCTTATCACTGCTGAGTACCGTACTATCACTGACCGCCTCATCACAGGGACGACAGCGAAGAAGTACTCAGCGCTGAAGCAGGGAGATGTTACGACGTTTGGTTACTACGACCCTAACGATCCGACCAAGCCTGTTGCCGCGAAGGTACGCAACCCTGACAAGCGGTTCAGTATCATTGGAGACTGGAAGAACGCAGGACTGTACGGGCAGCATCTGTTCCCTGAAGGGGGCAAGTACGTCACCATTGTTGAGGGCGAGTACGATGCGTTAGCGGCACACCAAATGACAGGATCAAAGTTTCCTGTTGTCAGTGTACGCAACGGTGCAACGTCAGCGGCGAAGGACTGCCGTCTCTTTTACGACTGGCTGAACAGCTTTGAGAACGTCGTCATCTGTTTCGACGCCGATGAACCGGGACAGAACGCGGCGAAGGAATGTGCTGATCTGTTCGGTAACAAGGCTAGGATTGTTAAGCACGTCAACGGTTACAAGGATGCGTGTGACTACCTGACTAACAACGACTCAGAGATGTACACCAAAGCGTGGTGGTCTGCTCAACCTTACACACCTGAAGGTATCGTGGGTGCTGGTGAGCTACGTGAGTTGATCAAGAAGCCACTAGCCAAGGCTAAGGTACAGTACCCGTTCGAGGGACTGAACAAGCACCTGTACGGCATACGTATGGCAGAGCTTGTGACGATCTGTGCTGGCTCTGGGCTGGGCAAGTCAACGCTACTGCGTGAGGTAGTCAGTTCCATCATGGCACAGTCTGATGATAACCTTGGTTTGATGTTCCTTGAGGAGACACCTGAACGTACCATGCGTGGACTCGTAGGTCTTGAACTGAACAAGCCTATCCACCTGCCAGACTGTGAGTATGACGACACTGATATCGACCTAGTCTACGATACGATGGACTATGAGAACCGTGTCTATCTCTGGGAACACTTTGGTAGTAACGAGATCGAGAATGTACTGGGAAGGATGCGGTACTTTGTGAAGGTTCTTGGTGTTAGATTCATCGTGCTGGATCACGTATCAATACTGGTGTCCGATCAAAGCAACGGGGATGAACGCCGCGCACTTGACATGATCATGACAAAACTGCGAACATTCGTACAGGAGATGAACATCTGTATGTTCCTTGTCAGCCACCTACGCAGGCCAGAAGGCAAGCAGCTGGAGGACGGTGCAGTGACTAGTCTGGGTATGTTACGAGGCTCTGCCTCGATTGCACAGTTGTCTGATGCAGTCATTGGTGCAGAGCGTAACAGTCAGGCTGATGATCCTATCGTTAAGAACACGACCGTGCTACGTGTGTTGAAGAACCGATACACTGGCAAGACAGGCAAGGCATGTGAGGTGTTCTACAATGAGGCGACAGGACGACTAACACAACGAGAAGAACGCGAGGAGAACGTGTTGTGAGATGTAAAGCGTGTGACGTAGAGCTTACAGACTACGAAGCGACAAGACGGTATGCAGTTAGCGGAGAGTTTGTAGACTTGTGCAACAGATGCTTTGCTGTTACTCTAGATGACGGTGATGTAATCGACCGTGCAGATTTACGCACACTCGCAGACGTAGAGGAGATGATCTACCATGAGCAAGATTGGGAGTTGGATATTAGAACAGGAACAGTTGATGGAGACTTACCAGAAGTTTAACCACAACCCTGAACAAAATGAATTGAATGAGGCGTACTATGAGTATCTGTTACTTGGATATCGAAACTACTTTGGATCACTCAACGATCTGGTGTGCAGTTACGAAGGTGAAGAACGATATACAAGTCCACACTACAGCCAGTACTTTGCAGAAGGTGTTGAATGATGCACACAAAATCATTGGACACAACCTCATTGGATTCGATGTGGGTATTCTTGATCGTGTTTGGAACGTATATATCTCTAGGGATACTGTTGTGGATACTCTCTACCTCTCCAGACTCTACAACCCTAGCCAAGAAGGAGGACATTCACTGCGTAATTGGGGAACAATCCTTGGAGGAACAGGCAAGCTCGACTTCACAGACTACGACGGTGGACTGACTGACGAGATGATCGAGTACTGTATTGCTGACGTTGAACTTACTGAACAGGTTCACAAGTGGTTAGAGTTACAGCTAGACAAGGAAGGATTCTCTCAGCAGTCAATTAATCTGGAGCATCGAGTAGGCTGGCTTGTTACTGAGCAGGAACGCAACGGCTTCAAGCTTGACTGCGACAACGCAGAACAGTTGATGATGGACTTGATGTTTGAGATGAACAACATTGAAGCAAGCCTTCAAGACATCTTCCCGCCTATCGTTGAAGAGCGCTGGTCAGAGAAGACGGGTAAGCAGCTGAAAGACAAAGTTACTGTGTTCAATCCCGGCTCACGTAAGCAGATAGCAGAGCGACTGCAAGGTCTTGGTGTCAAGTTCGACAAGAAGACTGAGAAGGGAAACATCATCGTTGATGAGAAGGTACTCGAAGGTATCGACAGACCAGAAGCCAAAGCTGTTGCACGTTACATGATGCTACAAAAACGTGTAGCACAGATCGATTCATGGTTGAAATCTGTCAAGGATGATGGTAGAGTACACGGTAGAGTGATTACCAACGGAGCTGTGACAGGACGCATGACACACCAATCACCTAACATGGCTCAGGTTCCTGCAGTATCTGCACCGTTCGGTCCTGAGTGCAGACGATGCTGGACTGTTGAAGACGGTAACGTACTTGTTGGTATTGATGCCAGCGGTTTAGAGCTACGTATGTTGGCTCATTACATGGACGACGATGGCTACACAAATGAAATACTCAATGGCGATATTCATGCAGCTAATCAACGGGCTGCACAACTACCGACAAGGCCTCTTGCGAAAACATTCATATATGCGTTTCTGTATGGGGCCGGAGATGCTAAAATCGGAGCTATCGTTGGAGGAAATAGCGGCACTGGAAGAAGGCTTAAAGAGAGATTTCTACAAAACACGCCTGCTCTTGAAGAACTTAGAGGAAGAATTGACAGACAGGCTCAGTCGGGCGTACTTGATGGCCTCGATGGACGAAAACTCAGAGTCAGATCCCAACACGCCGCATTGAATACCCTTTTGCAGGGCGCAGGGGCTTGTGTTATGAAGCAGGCACTGGTACACTTAGCAGATAAACTTCGCAACATCCCACACAAATTTGTAGCCAACGTACATGACGAGTGGCAGATAGAAACACCAGCGCACTACGCAGATACAGTCGGACGTATCGGTGTGCGCTCAATCAGAATCGCCGGAGAGACGCTTGGCCTACGGTGTCCATTAGACGGCGAGTATAGAGTAGGCAACAATTGGGCAGAGACACATTAAGGAGAATCTTATGTCTGCGAACAAACTACCACCCATCACTGTACGCGGTACCGTCTACTGGTGTGAGCGTAACAAGCTCAACAAGTACAGTAACAAGTATCAAGTGCAGCTTGGTAACCTCAGCGAGAAAGCTGTTGAGGCCCTTGAAGATATGGGTATTGCACCTAGCAACAAAGGTGATGAGCGTAACTTCTTCATTACCATGAAGTCTAACAACCCTATGCGGTTGACAGATGAGAATGGTGTGGAGATACCTGAAGATGTTCTCATCGCTAACGGATCACAAGCAGTGGCAGTGGTAGGCTACTATGACTGGTCTGTTGGTACAGGTCGTTCACCATCGATGATCAAGATGAAGGTTACGGAGTTAATCGAGTACACCGATAACGCTGTCTCTGAAGCGGAAGCATTGTGATCCTTGTTGATGGTGACATCGTAGCTTATCGTTGTGCATTTAAGTGCGACGATGAGTCAGTTAAGACTGCCTGTTATACTACGGGCAGTTTCTTATCTGATCTGATTAGTGATCTATACACACAGATAGATGACGAGCCAGAGTACCGTGTTTACCTGACAGGTAAGGGTAACTTCCGTAATGATGTGGCTGTGACCGCGCCTTACAAGGGTAACCGTAAGGACAAAGAAAAGCCTGTACACTTGGAAGCCATACGTCAGTATCTGATAGATGATTGGAATGCTGTTGTGTCAGAAGATGAGGAAGCTGATGACTTGATTGCTATCGACGCTACCTCTACTCCTGACAGCATTATCGTCAGCCTTGACAAGGACTTCAAGCAAGTACCGTGTAGACACTACAACTTCAACAAACGTGAACTGTCTTCTGTTAACGAAGAGGAAGGATTACTGTTCTTCTACCGTCAAATTATCATGGGCGACAAAGCTGATAACATTGTCGGTGTGTATGGTATTGGTGATAAGAAGTCTCAGAAGCTCCTTGAAGGACTGACAGAGATAGAGATGTTCAACAAGTGTGTTGAGTTACTAGAGTCTGAAGAGCGTGTCATCGAGAACGCTAGGCTGCTCTGGCTACGTCGTGAACCTAACCAACTATGGGAAAAACCAAGTGAAGAGAACGAGACGCAACTTACCTAAAGGTTTTGACAGCTGGTTTGAATATGACCTGCATCAAAAGCTTAAGCGTTGTGAATATCACTCTTGCGGGATAACATATACTCAGGTTAGAATGTATGAGCCTGACTTTGTTTACCGTAACGGTGATCATACTGTTTACATTGAAGCTAAAGGGAGGTTCCGTGACAGAGCAGAAGCGAAGAAGTATGTTGATATTAGCCGATGCCTTGGCGAGAAGGAGACGCTGGTCTTCATCTTCCAAAACCCAAGAACAGTCATGCCCGGAGCAAGACGTAGAAGTGACGGGACAAAGTACACCATGCAAGAATGGGCAGACAAACAGGGATTCACGTGGTACACACCAGAAACCTGTCCTGTCGGATGGAGTAAAAAGCAATGACTAGACACTTAGTAATACCTGACACACAAGTCAAACCTGACATGCCTGTTGACCACCTGTACTGGGCTGGTCGTTATGCAGCAGCAACTAAACCTGACGTTATCATTCATCTGGGGGATCACTGGGACATGCCAAGTCTCAGTAGCTATGACGTTGGGAAGAAGTCATTCGAGGGTAGACGTTACGTCAACGACATCGAAGCTGGTAAGCATGCTATGTGGGCATTTTTAAAGCCTATCTATGAAGAGCAACGCAGACTGCGGCGTAACAAGCACAAGACTTGGAAGCCTCGTATGGTGTTCTTGTTAGGTAACCACGAACAGCGCATTGAACGTGCCATCGAAACAGATGCAAAGCTTGAGGGACTGATGAGCTATAATGACTTTGAGTTAGAGAAGTCTGGCTGGGAAGTTGTACCGTTCCTTGAGCCAATCATCATTGATGGTATCGCTTACTGTCACTACTTTACTAGTGGCGTCATGGGTAGGCCAGTAACGTGTGCAAAGTTGATGTTGCAAAAGAAGTTCATGTCATGCATTATGGGACACGTGCAAGACAGAGACATAGCTTATGCACGTAAAGCAGACGGTACTAACATCACTGGTTTGTTTGCTGGTATCTATTACAACCATGATGAGGACTACTTAAACCCTCAAACAAACGGTAGCTGGTCTGGGATATGGATGCTCAACGAAGTAGACGACGGTTCCTTTGATGAGTTACCGATCAGCATGAACTATTTAAGGAGAAAGTACGGATGAGTATTGACAACGCAACTCCAGAAGATTGGGATACAGTAAGAGCATTGAACAATCTTTCTATCAGGAAGGCAAAGAAGGTAGACCCAGTGGAGCAACCTGATCATTACAACAAAGGTGCTATTGAGGCTATCGAAGCTATTAAGGCTTCCATGCCAGCCAATGAGTTCAACGGCTATCTGAAGGGTAATGCATTGAAGTACTTGTGGCGTTACGACTACAAGGGCAAACCTGTCGAAGACTTACGTAAGTGTCGATGGTATATTGACAGACTTATTAAGGAGTTAAATCAGTGAAACGACTGCTTCTGTTACTTCTAATTCCGGGTTGTGTTATTGAACCTGACTCAAGAATTTGTGCTGAATATGGTTCATACAATGTTGTAAAAGAAAGATGTATACCCATGTACGGTTCTTTGATTTGTGTAGAAGAGGAAGTAACAGAGGTGTTTTGTAAAAGATATTTTGAAGAGGAAAATTAATGGACGCATATCAACAATACATTCACAAGTCCCGTTACGCACGTTACCTACCAGACGAGCAACGGCGTGAGACTTGGGAAGAAACAATCGACAGGTACCTAAACTTCTGGGTTGAGAAGGGTAAGCTTACTCTTGAAGAAGCCAATGGTATCTTTTCAGACATTCATAGCTTGGATGTTATGCCTAGTATGAGAGCGCTGATGACAGCAGGTGAGGCTCTAGACCGTGATAATGTTGCTGGCTTCAACTGTAGTTACATGCCTATCGATCACCCCAAAGCGTTTGACGAGATGATGTATGTCCTGATGTGCGGTACAGGCGTAGGCTTCAGTGTTGAACGTCAATACGTATCTAAACTACCAGAAGTTGCGGAGGAATTTCATGACACCGATACCGTTATACACGTCGCCGATTCTAAAATTGGCTGGGCTAAAGCATACAGAGAGCTTATTAGCTTGCTCTATTCGGGTCAGCTTCCAAAGTGGGACGTATCTGGAGTACGATCTGCAGGCGCAGCCCTTAAGACCTTCGGCGGTAGAGCATCTGGTCCAGAACCTCTTGTCGATCTGTTTAACTTCACCGTTGACGTCTTTCGGGAAGCTCATGGACGTAAACTCTCCTCAATCGAATGTCACGATCTCTGCTGTAAGATTGCACAGATCGTCGTTGTCGGGGGAGTTCGCAGAAGTGCTCTCATCAGTTTGTCTAACCTCACTGACGATAGACTCCGAAGATGCAAGTCAGGCCAATGGTGGCAAGACAATCCTCAGCGTGGCCTAGCCAACAACAGTGCATGTTACACAGAGAAGCCAGACTTTGAGGCATTCCTAAATGAGTGGAAAAGTTTATACGAGTCCCGATCAGGAGAGCGAGGTATGTTCTCTAGAGTCGCAAGTCAAAAGCAAGCTGCAAAGAACGACCGACGAGATGCTACCTATGATTTTGGAACTAATCCATGTAGCGAGATCATCCTACGACCTTACCAATTCTGCAATCTATCGGAAGTTGTTGTCAGGGCAACAGATACGCTCTCAGACCTCAAACGAAAAGTACGTGTTGCGACTATCCTTGGAACTTTACAGGCTACCTTGACTGACTTCCGTTACCTACGTAAGGTGTGGAAGAACAACACTGAGGAAGAAGCACTGCTTGGTGTATCACTAACAGGCATCATGGATCATCCGACGTTGTCGGGAAGGAGAGATAAAGGTGTCCTCAAAACATGGCTTACTGAGTTACGTGAAGAGGCTATCGGAACGAATAAATCATGGGCTGACCGACTGTCTATTAATACTTCTACTGCTATTACCGCCGTTAAGCCTAGCGGTACTGTGTCTCAACTGGTTGATTCTGCTAGCGGTATACATCCACGATACGCACAACAGTACATCAGACGAGTACGAGCAGATGCAAGAGACCCACTGTGTACAGTCCTTGAGGCCGCAGGAATCCCTGTAGAGGACGATGTAATGTCACCCAGTACCAAGGTATTCAGCTTCCCTATAAAGTCCCCTGACGGGGCTGTGGTGGCCTCTGAGATGGGTGCTATGGAACAGTTAGAACTGTGGGAGATATATCAAGACTATTGGTGTGAACACAAACCGTCAATGACCTGTTACTACAGGGACGATGAGTTTCTTGAGGTAGGTCAGTGGTTGTACAACAAGTTCGATAAGATCAGTGGCGTGTCGTTCTTGCCGTACAGTGAACACACATACCAGCAAGCACCTTATGAGCCTATTGT